TACTGTTATAAGTAAAGTCTTTAACAGATCAACCCAGCCAGAGTCTACGTTGAAGTCCCAGCTCATAGAGTCAGAGATAGCTATAAGTACAGTCGCTACCGTTAAGAATATAAGAGCTAAAGGTCTCACGTTTTTACTTAAGAAGTTGTCTGACTCCATATCATATCTCCATCGGTTAGTTACGTCCTCTTGAGCTTTCATATCTAATTTAACGAGCTCTAAAGCCACTTCTCTCTGCTCTTGTGTTAATTCACTAGAGTTCTCTGAAAGTTCCTTAATAGCTCCAGCTATGTCTCCAGAAGTCACTTTAGCTATAACCTCTACAGCTTTACTAAAGTTAATGCTTCTTAGAAAGTCACCTACTCTAGTCGTTCCGTTTTTTTTCTTATAATCTCCCATTAGTAAAAATTTTCTTTATTTCTGTTATCCCATCTAGCTCTAGTACCTCTTATGTCGTAATGGATAAAGGTGTTATATAAACCTAGTCCGCCCTCCTTCATACACCCGTCCTCTATAAGCTTCTCTATGATTAAATACAGGTCCTCTGTGTCCATATCCTTAACCTTGATGTCGCTAGCCTTAGCTAGTAAGTGCTGGCTTTGTGCTGAGCCACCTACAGATCTATTATGAGACTCTGTCCTGTAACTACTGTTAACTCTTATTGGTTCTCCTAGGAAGTCTCTAAGCTCCTGTAAGTTTTTAGCTAGTTCTAAGGTGTTCTCTATTAAGTGATCTGGAACTCTAGTTCCGTCTTTACACTTAAATTCTCTTAATGTGAAGTTTTTAGTTAATCTCATTTTCTTAAATTAAAATACCAGCCCAATATAGCCCCTATAGTAGTGAATAGTCCAGCTAACATAGCTATGGCTAGCTTATATGCGTTTATAAAATTCCTGAAAGTTAGTAGTCTCTTATCCAACTCATCAACTTGCTTAACAAGACCCTTTTTACCGATAGTGTCATCTGCTTCTAGTATGCTTATAACCTTCTCTATTCTCCTACCATTCTCAATAAGAGATTGTTCAGTAGTTTTTCTAAAGAAGTCTACTTCGTTCTCTAGCCGAGTTATTCGGAAGTCTTGTGTCTCGTCTTTACCCACTTGTTAAGGTTTATGGAGTTGTTAATAGTTGCAAATGTTCATCTGTTAGAGCTTCGTTAAAGACAGTTAACTCTTTAACTTTTCCGTAGAAAGGGTTTCCACCATCACCTTCTGAAAATTCAAGATTACGTAAATTAATTGGAATTAATGTATTACTTGTATCTGTCGCAACCTCTACACCATTTACCCATAGGGCAGAATCATTAGCTTTATATTTTAATGCTATTTTATTTTGTACATCTGTAGAATTAGTATCAAAGCTAAAAGATACTCTCGCTACATTTCCTTGTCTAACTTGTCCTAGAATTTTGTTAGGATATACAGAACCTACTCTATAAATTGTTATCCTTTCATCATCTGTGCCATCTGATATTGTAACAAAACCACTTACCGGTTCTTTTGTAAACGCAATTTCAGCAAACAAAACACCTTCGCTGTCGTTAAACGTCTCAGAGTTTCCTGAGCCATTACAGATGTCAGCTTGTCTCTGCTCAGTGCTTCCTGAGGTTGGTATGTAGGAGGTTGGATAGCTTCCTTCCTCAATCATTTGACCCCATACAAACAAAGTGCCTGTGCCATCACCTTGATAGTTATGCATATTAGGTAAAGATGTTAAACTTAAATCGGCAGTAAATACCTGTAAAATAGATTGTGTTACATTACTTGAATCCCAAGAACCGCTTACAATACATCTATACCAACCATTTCCATAATTTTGTAAATCATAAGAGATATCAGATGCGTTTGCTGATGCACCTGTTAATATAGTTTCAGTTTCCAAGTCAAAATTACCCATAATATAACTAAAGCTACCTGTACCATTTGCTAACCTGATTTGCACTTGTTTCTTTGTTCCTGACTTAACAAAAACAGAAGCTGTCTTTATTGCGTCATAATCTATAACCGCCCTATAACCACTTGCTTGTTCAATATAGTGCGATGTATTACCTGTATCGTCAGTATCTTTTAGTTCGTAAGCAGTATTAGCTCCATCAGGCGATATTCCGCTTTCACTTGTAGCTGTTGAATTTGACTTTTGATAATACGTATTATTGTCATAGTCCAAGCTATAGGGTAGTTTATTCGTTCTACTCGGCTCTAGAAGTAAATGCGGACAGTCACTAACTTTACCGTCAACTAATTCGTAAGATAGCCTAGGCTCGTTGTTAGCTACAGTCTCTATAAAGCCGTGCTTATTGATTCTAGTCTGCACACCGTCAGCTCTAGAGAAGTTAAAGTCTCCAGCTCCTGAGTGAGGTTGCTGAGAGTATAGCTTTCCGTTCTTCATTGCAGCCGGCTTCATTACGACCCCAGCATTTTTATATATATCTTGTAAACTCATAGGGTTGTTATATGTGCCATCCTCCGAATGTGATATCCTTAGCCGGTCTCACATCTTCATCTGTATTAGTGTTATATTCTGGGTATAAGTTATCGTTATGTCTAAGGTGCTCTACAAGTCTCTTAGCGTAGTAGTCAGCAGTATCTCTAGCAGCGTCTCTCATTGAGTCTATCTCTTGAGTAGTAGGTAGAGCAGAGTTTTCAGAGGTGCTCTTAAATACTCCCTTATTGGATATAGTGTACTGAGAGAAAGGTAGATACTCCATAAAACTAAACTGTACTAAAGTCTGCTTAATGAATCCCTCTACTAGGTTCTCGTAGTCACCAGACAAAGTACCGCCTAAAATATCAGACTGTAGCTTGTCATATAGCTTACTTCCTAGTAGTTGGTGTACGTGAATATCTTGAGCGATCCTTATAAAGTGAGACACCTTATCAAAGTCTATGTTTGCGCTAAGGGGTGTTTTCTTAATTAAATCTTCTTTACTAATAAATAGAGCTACTGCCATTTTTTCTTATTTTGATTTTCTATAACTAGGATGGTGACCTTTGTCTGCTCTGTCAATTTGAGCCTCAGCTACTCTCCTGTCATTTTTCCACTTGTTTCTTTTAGGGTCAAAGCCTTTTTTCTTAGCTTTCCCTACTGTCGTCTTGTACGTTCCTCTCAAAGCGTCTCCGCCGTAAGGCTCTCCGTTGCTTTTTTCCTTCTTAATGTATATAACTCTCTCCCAAGTGTCATAGCAGTTAACACCGCCTTTGTGTCTCCAGAGTGAGTATGGTTGCTTATTATGCCCTAACTGAGAGTTAACGCCATCTTTTTGCATCTGTAAAATGTCCTCTTTACGATAGACTTTTTTTGTTCTATGCATTAATCTACAAAAGTCTCTTGAGCTCTTGCCTTTGTTACCGTGCTTCTTAGAACCCTTAGCATATCTGTAACGAACCTTAATAAATTTAGAGTCCTGTGTACTGTCTTTACGTCTACTATCTGCGATAGACAGAGATATATTCAAGGTATCATTAAGCATAGCTTCGTAGTCCTCAGACTCAGTCTCGTTACCAACGCCTCTAACGTCAGCAACGTGCCACTCGTTCTCGTTAATAACCTCACCAGATTTCTCAAGGTAAACAAATATATCCGCTAAGCCGTTGACTCCTTTACACATTATTTACTGGCGTTGTATAGTTCTATTGCGTCCTTTACGAATTTAGGGTCTACTGACAGACTGTAGTCACTAGATAAGTTAGTTCCTTCCTCTACGTTGTCAGCTTCGTCTTTTTCTACTGGAGCTTCCTCTTTATTTTCGTCGTAGTCAACCTCTTGATTTTCCTCTGTAAATTCTATAGGCTGTGAAGTGATGAAGTAAAGCTCAGGGACTTCTCCGTTAAGCTCCATAATCTCCTCTAGAGCGTCTATAATTTCATTCTGATATGGTGTTATAACTGTTGACGTGAATAACTGAGAAGCGGTCTTAATTTCGTCTGCATTGTTTCCGAGTCCCTTTCCACTGTCTTTAATTCCAAGTAACATAGGAGATGTGATTCTATGACCTACTAGAATCTTGTGCATAGCTTCGTTAGCAAGGTACTCATAGTGAGAAGGAGCGTCGTTTAGAGAGATGTCCTCTACGGTAGTTGCAGACTCTTGATTCTCGTTAAAAGCTACAATAACCTTTTGACCTCTAGAGCCAGTTAACTTTCCTTTAACGTCTCTTGTTATAGCTTCTCTCTGCTCAATGTCTGGGACTCCGTTGTTAAAGTTAATAACCTTAGTTCCTGAGAATGAGTTTTTAGTTTCGTTAAGTAAGTAGTCTGCTATCTCGTTCTCTAGCTCTGCGTATGGTAATGACCCACTGTAGTCAGGGGGACAAAAGTAGTCATATCCAGAAAGGT